CACTGCATTAAAGATATATGATCCTGTGTCGATGAATCTTTCGTTTTCATCGATTTCGGAGGCAATTTGGGTGTAATCATCACCTATCTCTTTTACTATTTCTTTTAAAAAATCCATACTATGCTACAATGTCGAATACTTCTCGAAGAACTTTCTTATGTGGATATCCCTCTTCAATCAAAAATTTAGTTAATCTCAACTTTCTATGTAACTCATTTCGAAACTGCCTTTTCATTGCATCTGGATGATTTGATTCATTTAATGCATCCATTAACTCTTTCAATTCTTCATTGTTGATTGGTAAATCCATGATAAAAGTTTAAGTAATCTTATTATAACACCTTATTTTAATTTTGGCAATCAGGAGAAAAAACTTTCTAAAGTAATCTTTCTTTCATCTGACCAACCAATTGCATTCAATACTGCTTTCATCGGTTCAAGAAATGCCTTATCAAACTGAGTATCATAATCGACATACTTTTCTAAATCAAGTTCCTTTGGAAAATCTTGAATGAATGAAATCACATTCTCTCTCGTAGGATTTGGTTTTTTTAAGTAACAGAACTTTATCTTTTCACCATTCTGTATGTATGCATATTTCTTATCAAGTTTTCTTTCTTTGACATAATGATTGAATAGTAATGCACCACGAACATGCATTGGTGTTCCTTTTGCATATATTGTATTCGCACCTTTATACTTTACGACATTTGAAACTGACCTTGGGAAAGATATTTCTTCTGGTGGAAGAGACTTAAATTTATTTCGACAATCATCAATGTAATCTATCATCTCATCTTCCGTTCCACTCATCATCACTTTCAATCCATTCTTAATCATAGTTCGACAAGGTGCAGGTGTTGATGACTTAACTGCTTCAATACCCATTATTTTTAACTTGGCATCACCATATCGAACTCCTTCACTATCCCAGACATTTAAAATATATCTTTTCTTTGCTGTCCATATGCCACGATCTGCGATGTTCTCTCTTTTCATAAACATCTTTTGGTCATAAGCATTTACATAGTTGGCCAACGCTTGGTAAGAATCCGAAATATATTTCTCAAATTCCACTTCACACACCTTATCAAGGAAATTAACGACCCCTTCAGCATTCTTCTCTCTGCCTTCGAATACTGCGTCAATAAAAGGGCCCAAATTAAGATAAATGGAATCGGTATCAGAAGCAATAACATAATCAATGTCCTCCGTTTTTAAGATGTTATTTAATTTACGGTTCATTCGATTTTCAATCCAACGAATGGAAACCTGTCCCGAAAGCGTAATTGCTTCCGCATTTGCTAATTTAAAATAACGGAAGTACTGATTGCCGATAGCACCATAAGCAGAATTAAGAGATATTTTCTTTGCCATCTGAATGTTGTTACACCTTGCAATCTCTTTTTCAAGAGTCTTTGTTTTGTTTTTTTCATAAGCTTTCTTTGCCTCAATCATTTTCTTTTTGAAGATAACTCTTTCGTTATACATTTTCTCCATCAATTCGGGTAAGAATCCTTTGATGTCTTTCCGATACATCGCACCATTTGCACATACCGCAGTGTCTTTATACATTTCAAATGTTACTTCTTCAGAAAGTATTTTATCAACTGTGACTGATGGATGCCTCTGTTCAAGTAATGTTTCTGGGGAAATATTATATTGCATAATGAGATGAGGATATAGACTGTTAAGGTCAAAACTAACCACCCAATCATACTTTCCTGGTATCGGTTCTTTAACATAAGCACCTGCATATTGTGAATCTTTATCTGTTCTCACCTTTGGAGGAATCACAACATTCTTCCTCTTCAAGTAATTATAGATAATTGAATCCCAAGTTCTTACTTGAAAAAACACATCTGTATAATTTACTTTAGCATCATATGCCATTGTCAGACAAAGTTCAATTAACTTCATCTTATCTTCAAGTTGGTCTACAAGTTCAACGTCAATGATATTATATTCAATAAACTTTTGCCAGTTCCCAGTATAGAAATCTCTGAATGTATCAAACTCAGAGTGGTCTAATTTCTTTTTACCAAGTTCAACATTCGCAATGTGATCTAGACGATAAGATTCTTGATTTGTGTATGTAAACTTACGATATAGATCAAGGTAATCAATAATTGATATGCCAGCCATTTCACAAGATATTTGTTTGCGACCTTGTACAACAAAATCTTTTTTTCTTACATAACCCCAAGGAGAAAGTTTACGAACTTTCTTCTCACCCATTAATCTTTCTATGCGTCCTACAATATATGGAATATCATACAACTCACAGTTCCAACCAGTAATCACCTCTGGAGTATTTGTCTGCCAATACTCTAAAAAACGATCAATTAAATTATATTCATCGGTGCACTGAACATATCTTACATCATCTCTTGTATTATTAAAGGGTCTAGATGCAAAACAAATTATCTTCTTAGTTGTATAATCTTGTAGAGTAATTGCAAGTAATTCTTCTGCACAATTAAAAACATCAGGGAAACCACTTTCAGCAGCAACCTCAATATCAATTGTGACTAATTTAATTTTACTAATATCAAACTTAATTTCCTCTTCTGGATATTTTTCAGAAATATATTGACAGATATACCTATCATTACCATAAACATCAAACCCCTCTACACCAGAGTATTTTTCAATAAATCCTTTACACTCGGATATTTTACCAGGTTTAATTGGTTCTACACTCTCTCCTTCAAGAGTTTTATACTTTGATTTTTTCTTCGAAGGTACATAAAAAGTGGGATGAAATGTTTCTCTCGCAGTAAAATGCTTGCCATTTTCATATCCACGGACAAGAATTTCATCAAACCTTTGATGGACATTTGTATAAAACCTCATCTGATAATTTTAGTATATTCGTCAAGTAATTTCTTTGTTGGATCAACTAATGTTAATATCTTGTCAGAACTCATAAACATTTCTTTATTAGGGGTTAAGTCAGACATCCACTTTGATAATTTCCCATCTATTATAATACATGGATTAATTAATTTACAATCTGGTTGACCAATATCGGCAAGAACTTCATCGATCTCAGATATCAAAATCGTTTGATTCGTTAAGTATAAGACTTGGATCGGGTTCGCTGGTTCCACTTCTTGATCCGTCGGTAGATCCGTCGGTATCATTAGATCGTCTTCCATTCATTTTCTCCTCGTAATTTTTTTTAACTGAATCAAGTGGTTCTGTAATACAGACTACCCAATCTTTATTTACAATTATATCATTATCTTTGGATAATGTCATCCATTTGTAATATGCAAGTTCGTGTTTTGGTCTACTTTCATCTTCAACTAAAACTTGAGATGTCTTGATCTTAATACAATATGGTTTTTTAAAAAGATAAGATATTAAAATATCAGTTTCCTTTTGACGGAACTCTGATATATCAGCAATTACCTCTTCTCCAGATTTTAGTAATGCGAGTTTTATACTCATAGTTTTACATTCCTTGCATATATTATACCATAAAAAAAGGGATCGTCAAGATCCCTAAAGTATTGTATCCTTTAATCATCAAAGGTATACTTTTTTAGCATGATGTTCTGGAACAATCTTACCTAATGTAATTGTAAGAAGTCCGTCTGCAAAAGTTACATCTTTAACTTCTACATCGTCAGATAGTGACCACTCTCTTGAGAATGATCTCTGTGCTAGCCCTTTGTGACTATAAGTTTCTTGTTCTTTTTTCTCTTTAGTTCCTTCTACGAATATCTTACCATATTCTGTGTAAACTTTAACTTCTTTCTTTTTGAATCCTGCAAGTGCGATCTCTAATCTAGATTCAACATTGTTTACATGAACGATATTGTATGGTGGATAATTAGCATTTGTGTTTGTATTCCAAAATTGTTGGAAATAATCATCTAACCCTATGCTGTTTCTTGCGATCTTTTCCATTAGTTCTGGAAGATCTGAAGCACTATATCTCTGTATGTTAGTCATGGTTCTCCTTAGTAAGCGAGTGTAAATTGTGTCCCCGAAGGCGACATTACTATTTAACCACTTATCAATAAATTATACAATGAGGTATACTCTAATTTTTTGTTCGGTATCTACTGCCAATACTCGTCTAATATATCAAAAGTTTTATTGAGGTACTCATTTGCTCCATTGCATTCCCATTCACCTTTTTCCCCAATCTCACACTTATAGTGTAGTTCTCTTTTAAGTTGCATAAGTCTGTTTGTCATAGCAACCTTGTCTAGTCTTCCGTTCATGGTTACTCCTCGGTTTTCTTTTTCTTTCCTATATTATATTTTGTTTCTAGTATCCATTCATGTTTTTCTTTATACGCTAACACTTTTATCTGATTTAATGGTGCTATATCAGTAATTTTACTTACATTCATAATAGTTATCAGACCCCAATCAGATAATAACTGAATGATACGATTGCGACGCTGAACATCATTTTGAGTTAGATTAGCATGCTTACCATCTAAAGCAAATAGTTCTTTAAAGTGTACAATGTAGTATCTTCCTTGCTTATGAAGAATATGACAAGATTGATATATCTTTTTCTCTTTACGGGATGCTACCCCAATTCTTGTGAGAGTCTCTCTTACCTTTAAGAAATCATCTGGTTCATTCAATGTAATTTCAACCATTTGATCCGTAGACCATTTCACCTCAGGCTCGGTAATCATTTCGCTCCTCCAGTTTCAAATTTAGATTTAATAAAATTCAGTTGTTCTTTAGTTAAGATACGTAGAGCTTGCTTTGCCTTTTCGTTACTATATCCATAATAACGCTTCACACAATCAAGATTCTTGATCTCATCTTTACGAAGCCATGGAGAATATCTCTTTCGCTTCCTCACACTATTTAGAAAAAAGGAATACTGAAGGTCATTATCTAAGTGTGAATTTAAATTCATTTCATTTGCAAAAAGAACTGTATCAATGTGTCCAGACATGCAACGATTAACAATATAAGCAGGATATTTTGCTGTTGGATCATCTTCTAAAAGATTCTTTTTTGTGTGGTTGATTGAGTTCAACCAGTCTTTTAAATCATAACTCATCTTATAATTTGAATGTCACT